CAACAACGTCCCAAGGTGGTGAAATGCTACTACCTTTCTTCTGGTACGAAAACGCCCTGTCTATACCACAATCTGAGTGGCAAGAAATGGGTACGATCGTGATGAAAGCCATCAACGATTTGAAGCATGCCAATGGAGCCACTGATTCGGTTACTATTACCGTATTAGCAGAGTGCGTCGACATGTCGATTAGCATTCCAACAGTGGCGAACCCCTCCACGCTTTCGCCGCAAAGTCGAGAAATTCTCGATCCGCAGGGAGATGAATACGGGTCAGGTCCCATTTCGAGACCAGCATCCATCATCGCGAGAGCAGCTGGTGCATTATTTACCGCACCCGTTATTGCCATTTATGCACGCGCCACGGAAATGGCTGCAAGTGCAGTATCATCAATAGCCACATCCTTTGGCTATTCAAGACCAGCCGTCATCAACGATATTGTCCCGTATCGTCCGACGTATGCTGGCAACATGTCGAACACTAATGTCCCAGACTCCACCACCAAATTAACGGTGGACTGCAAACAAGAGACGACCATTGACCCCCGTGTCACTGGTCTAGGGAATACCGACGAAATGTCCATTAAATCTATCGCAATGCGCGAGACGTACTTAACGTCATTCGATTGGGCTGTCGCGTCAAACCCCGAAACACTTTTGTGGAATTGCATGGTAACTCCTACCGTGTGGTCCCAGCAGACTGTAGCGAACAACACAGAGCTTCATATGCCTGCTTGTTGCTTTGCGACCATGCCATTTAGGCATTGGCGAGGGACAATGAAATTTAGATTCCAGATCGTTTCGTCCAATTACCATAAAGGACGTATTAAGATTGTGTATGACCCCTGGTCCTCTGCGGCCGCCGAGTGGAACACATCTTTTCAAAAGGTCTACGATATCGCCTCCAACAAAGACTTCACAGTCGATGTAGGGTGGGGTTCTCAAAGACCATACCTGGAACACGGACGTCCCGGTGTTACGACATTCCCTTATAACACGAGTCCCGTAGATCTTTCGGAGGAAGATCAACATAACGGGGTTATCTCGGTTTACGTAGTGAACGAGTTGACTATTCCGAATTCCGCCGTGAATAACGATATTCAAGTCAACGTGTTCGTGAGCATGTGTGATGACTTCGAGGTTGCTAATCCGACCTCAAGCGCCATTGACAATTACTCATGGTTTCCAAAACCTACGCCTCCCCTTAACTTTCAAGAGGTTCTCGAACCTCAGTCTGGGGATATGGCAATGGATAAGGATGATACCCCTAACCCGTCGACCCCGGTGGCAGAGGATACAGATGTGCACTTAGGTGCCATGATTTCCGATACCGACCGCCTGGCCGACATATGTTATGGAGAGAAAATTACGTCATTTAGGCAAATGTGCAAACGTTACAACTTCCATACCTTTTACAGTTCCCGCGTCACCAGTAATTTCAAAAGCTGGTGGCGTCGCCAATCGGGAGACTTTCCGTATTATCGTGGATACGTCGGATTTTCCGGCATCCATTCCGCGAACGGAGTGCCTTACAACCGATGCAGGATGACTCTACTCAATTGGGTCACTCCTGCTTTTGTGGGACGCAGAGGTGGAATACGTTACAAAACTGCACGCATCACCCCGCTCAGCGTGAACGGGTTCACCCAACACATGATGATGGTCGAGCGGGTTTCCGACCCGGATAGTACCTATGTTGAGGGTGGAGGGTCCATTTCCCTCTCTGACACGCCTAATTTTGTGGCCGCTGACAACGTGAGACTTTACCCTCACGGACATGACGGGCTATATTATCAGGCATCAGCTCAGAACCCTGTTATTGAGTACGAGCTTCCCTACCAAGTTAACGAGCGGTTCCTGCGCGCCAAGCAGGTTAACCAAACTACAACTTTGGTCGGGGTAACATACCATAAGATGACAGTTGTTGACGATTCCGATAACGCCGAGAATAACACCTCAGGTTACTTCGATTTCGTTGCCGGTGCTGAAGACTTCTCTTTGTTCTTCTTTACAGGCTGTCCTCGATGTTACTACGCTCCGTCAGACCCGAGTCCCTAGGACTTGGGCGTGCTATTTGCTGGCACGGGGAAAGAAAAGCGACCCAGATCAGCTGGGTAAACAAAGATGGTTATTTAAGAATTTCTACCAGAAGGAGTAAAGAAATTCCGCCCTGGCGACTGGGGCTGAGGATACACTCACATTGTAAGTGAGACATCCAAGAGGGTTACGCCGAATTAAGTATTTGATACCGAAT